AAGATCCTCGTCGATCGCATCCTGACGGACGCGACGCTTCTCCATCATGCGGTATGCGACCGCACCGAGCTGGTCGACCTCGGCGGCCGAAAAGCCCTCGAGTTCGAGAGCTGCCTTGGTGATATCGCCGTCAACAGCGATGTTGAACATGGCGTCGGCAAGCTTGCGTGTGCGCCGATCGACAAAGGCTGCGGATTGTAGGGGGGTGTCGAGCATGCTGCCCTCCGGTCGTGAAACTGGAGGTGATCGTACGTTTTGTCCGATAGCGGGTCAAGTACGTTTTGTACGATTAAGGCGCAGTGTACGATGCGCGTACATCAAGCGCTTCCGATCACATGTCGATCATTGAGCGGCGGACCCGGCCGATGACGGTGATCGCGCCTTCCAGTTTTGGCGGATCGACATCTTCATATGAGGCCGGTTGAAACACCGGATCATCGCCTGGTCTGTATCTCTTATAGGTCGCCCGGCCCTGCTCGTCGGCGATGACGTAGCATCCATTGGGCACAAGGCGTCGGTCATCAAGGTTTACGAAGATCGTCGATTCTGGTGGCGATATCTTATTCATGGAGTTTGCGCCGGGCTCGAGCTTGAGCGCGATGTAGCTCCCGGCCGGAAGGTCGGCGGCTTGTACCGTCGGAAATTCCGAAAAATCGACAACCGCCTGTTGATCGCCGAGCTCGCCGGCCGTGATCCATGAAACGCGAGGCACGTCCAGGATTGCCCGCGTTCGCATCTCGGTTGGTTCGACGACGTCATCGGCGGCGACCTTGTCCGGATATAGATACCAGCCAGGACTATGACCAAAAACGGCCGCATAGCGTTCGGCTGCCCGCTTCGAGATATCGCGGTTGCCGTTGGCGTTGCTGATGACAAGATCCTTCGAGAACCCGAGCTGCCGTTTGTTGGCTGCCCACGCCTCGGTGGGGCCTTCGTAACCCAACTCTCTGATCGCGCGGCGCAATCTGTCACTTGGCTTTTCCATTCGTACATTTTGGCCGATCTTCGTCGTCCAATGTGTACGATTTCTCTTGCGCAAGTGTCGTACGTTTTGTACGAGTTCGGTTATGAGCGCACCAGCTTCTATCTCTGAACTCATCGATTCATGGCCGACGCTTGGCGCTTTCGCTGATGCGATCGGGTGCGGTTATGAGGCTGCTCGGAAGATGCGCCAGCGTCAGCGGATCGCTCCTGAGCATTGGCGGGCGATTATCGATGCTGCGGACGCGCACGGCCTCCCTGGCGTCAACGCGGACTGGCTCACCGAAATGCACACCGCGCCTCGGCCGTCGCCTGTCGTGTCGGAGAGTGCCGATGCGTGACGATCGCGATCTCTGCGACCTAGCTCCCGCGCCCCGCGCTTCCTTTGGCTGGCGCGCGTCGCTCGTGCTGGCACTGCTCGTCGCGGCCGGCATCTTCTGCCTCGTCGAGCCGCTGTTCCTCGGGCTGAGGGACATTCGATGAGCGGCGGCACGAAGTACCGTCATCGCGAAGCCGTCATCCGGGCGCGCATCGCGCACTGGCAGAAGCGGCTTGACGCCGCGCTGGCCGCGAAGCGCCAACAGCAGCCCGCGCCGAAGCCGGCCAAACCGCCCTCGCAGCGGCAGATCAAGATCGAGTGCCGGCGCGTGCGCCTGGCGCGGCTGGCTGCCCGTTCCGTGGAGGCGCGCTCGTGATCGTCCTCCCCGTCAATTCCCCTTGTCGACGCGCCGAGAGCCTCCCCGGTGGCGCCGGCAACCCGCGTCCGCAGATGGTGGTGCATCCCGGACACGGTCGGGGCGCCGGTGCATGGGTTCTCCCATTCCCTCGTCAGGTGCATCGGCGCCCTCATTTCTCGGCCGCGTTTGTGGCACGCCCCGCGCGGCCGGTCAGCGGCAATCGGAAGATGGTTTTGCCAGAGGTACGGTCATGAGGCCCTACAAGCCCCGCGCGCCGGGCAGCGCGCATGACGCGCTGGTCCGGATGATGGTCGAGATCGGGGAAGCGGCCGGTCGCCCTGGCGAAGGGATGAAGGTCGCGGCCGATTTCGAGGACCGCTCGATCAACACGCTCTATCACGAGCTCGATCCGGCGACGCCATCCCAGATCGCCTATGCCCGCGTGGCGCGCCTCGTCGATCGCTTCAAGGTCGCGGCGCCGGCGCACCACATGGCCGGGCTCGCCGGCGGCATCTTCGTGCCGACGCCGGGCGAGGCGGATCGCAGCGCGGCCTGGCGCGAGCTGGCGGCTGAGACGGCCGAAGAGGTCGGCATTCTCACGGCCGAAAGCATCCGCGCCGTTGCCGCCGGGCTGACGCCGCAGCAGGCGAAAGAGCTGCTGCCCGACCTCTACGACATCGTGCGCCATGTGTCCGGGATGATCGGGCTGGCGCGGGCCGCTGCCAATCCCGGAGGCGACGATGCAGGCCGCTGACGCGCCGATCGCTGCCTGGCTGCACCTCGGCCCGCAATCGCAGGCCTCGATCTGCGTCACCTTTCTCGGCACGCACAAGAAGTTCACGCTGACCCGCGTCCAGGCGCGACAGCTGCACCATGCGCTCGGTGAGGCAGCCGGCCTGATGGCCCGCGATACCGGCGACAGCGAGCACAGCACCTCCCACAAGCTCAGCATCGAGGTCGAGCCATGAGCGACGTCACAACCGCTTTGGACACGGCTACCAAGATGCTCTTGGACGTTATCGACGGGGCCGTCGAAACCGAGGACGATGGCCGCCTGCCGGCGAACTGGCCGCTGACCGGGCTCGATCCGCACCCGATCGCCAACATCTTCCGGATGATGACGGATGCCGAGCTGGCTGATCTCACGGCCAGCGTCGACGCGCATGGCCTGCGCGAGAAGATCGTCATCCTCGAGGGCAAAATCCTCGACGGGCGCAACCGCTATCTCGCCGGCGTGCGCGCCGGGCTGTTCGCGGCCGATGTCGACTGGCGCACCGATCCGCACTTCGTGCTGTTCGGCGGCAAGGGCTGGGACCCGAACCAGCTCGATCCGCTCGACTTCGTCTGGGATCACAACTTCAACCGCCGCCACGACGATGTCGGGCAGCGGGCCATGGCGGCGGCGCGCTATGCCAAGCGCCGGCAGGGACATCGCAGCGACCTCTCGCAAGCCGAACCTGACGCAAATTTGCGGGAAGTGACGCCGGCCGAGGCGGCCGAACGCGCCGGGATTTCCGAACGCAGCCTGTCATCGGCCTTCGCCGTGCTGGATCACGGCACGCCCGAACTGCAGAAGGCGGTCGACGAGGGAAGGATCGCGATCTCGGCGGCGGAAAAAGCGGCGAAGCTGGATGCCACCGAGCAGCGGATCATCGCCGAAAATCCGGACAAGCCGAAGCGCGCGAAGCCGAAGGCGCCCGAGCGGGCCGCCCAGCCTGAGGCCAGCAAGGCCGCGCTGCAATCTTTCGCGCGCCAGGTGTTGCGGATCGCCGAGGGCGCGGCGCGCAAGCACGCCAGGAGGGGCGCTCTGAGCGGTGCTTCGATCTCGGCGGATGAAGTGCTGCGGATCGGCCGGATGCTCGGCCTCGGCCGATTGATCGAGGCCGAGGATACCGTGCTCACGACGCCGGCCGCCGATCCCGAGGTCAGGCACGTCGAGCAGCTGGCGCCCGAAGATGAATACCGGGCGCTGGTCGCGATCGATATCCATCATGGCCGCCACACGAAGGCCACCGCCGAGCCGATCCTCAGGGCCGGCGTCGCCGCCGGCATCAAGCGCAAGCAGATCGCCGAGGACATCGGCACTCCCCTCGGCAACGTCTCCAGCTGGTGCAAGCGGCTCGGGCTGCAGGATCACGCCCGGCTGACCGATCCGAACCGGCCGAACGTGGCCAACCTCAAGCATGCCGGGGCGATGTCATGAACGCCGGCTGGTCCCTCGATAACCGAATGACCGTGGTGCTGTTCGCCGGCATGGGCGGCGGCTGCGACGGCCTCGAGCAGGCCGGCTTTCCGGTGCACCTCGCCATCAACCACGATCCAGTGGCGATCGCGGTGCACCAGAAGCGGCATCCGCACACGGTGCACCTGCAATCCGACGTGTTCGAGGTCGATCCGCGTCAGGCTTGTCGCGGCCGCGGCGTGCGCGTGCTGCACGCCTCGCCGGATTGCCGGCATTTTTCGGTGGCGAAGGGCAGCAAGCCGGTGAGCAAGCGCGTCCGATCGCTGCCTTGGGTGATCTGCCGCTGGCTGGGCGCCGTGCGGCCGGAGACGGTGACGCTCGAAAACGTCTGGGAAATCACCGGCTGGGGTCCGCTAGTCGCCAAGCGCGATCCGGCGACCGGGCGCGTGCTCAAGCTCAACGGCAGCGTTGCGGCCAAGGGCGAGCGTGTGCCCGTCCAGGATCAATGGCTCGTGCCGGACCCGAAGCACAAGGGTCGCATCTGGCGCGCCTTCGTGCGGCATGTCCGCGCGCTCGGCTACAGCTTCGAATGGCGGAAGATGTGCTTCGCCGATATCGGCGTGCCGACCATCCGGACGCGGCTCATTGGCGTCATGCAGGCCGATGGCGCGCCGATCGTCTGGCCGGAGCGGACGCATGCGCCGCGCAAGGATGCCAAGCGGCTCGGCCTCAAGCCCTGGGTCGGCGCCCATACCATCATCGACTGGTCGTTGCCCGTGCGGTCGATCTTCAACCGGCCGAAGCCGCTGGCCGAGGCGACGCTGCGCCGTATCGCCCGAGGCGTCATGCGTTATGTGGTCGAGGCGAAAAAGCCCTTCATCGTGCCGATCACCCACAGCTGCGGCGCCAACCGGGCGGTGTCGGTCGACGAGCCGCTGCGGACGCTGACGACGGCACATCGTGGCGAATTGGCGATTGCCGTGCCGCATCTATCGACGATGCGGAACGCGCAGAAGCCGTTCGGCGCCCCCGACGAGCCGCTGCACACGTTGACGGCCGGCGGCGCCGGCATCAGCCTCGTCTCGGCCACCATCGTCGGCGTCGGCGGCCGAGCCGCGCAGACCGAGCCGCGCGTTCTCGACGAACCGCTGGCGTCGGGTACCACGAAGGAAGATCGCGTCCTCGTTGCGGCGAGCCTTGTCGGCCTTGCTCACGGGGATAGCGGCAGCCGTCGTGAATACGATCTTGACGAGCCGCTGACCACGAAAGCCGCCGGCGGAAAGAACCAAGCGGTTGTGGCGGCCGGCCTCGTCCAGACCGGCTATGGCGAGCGCGACGGTCAGGCGCCGCGGGCGCTCGATATCGAGGAACCGATAGGCACGCAGGTTGCCGGCGGCAGCAAGGCCGCGCTCGTGGCCGCGTTCCTCGCGCAGCACAACACCGGCGAGCCCGGGCGCTCGGCCGAAGACCCGGTTTCGACCATCGTCACGCTCGGCTCGACGCAAGGCGTCGTCGCGGCGACGCTCGGCGAAATGCGCGGTATGTCTGTTGCGCGCGATCCCGGTGAGCCGCTTGCCGCCATATCGGCCAGCGGCGGCCACGCGCACCTGATCCTCGCCTTCCTGCAGCAGTATTACGGGTCGGGCGGCATGGATCAGCCGATCGACGATCCGCTGCATGCGGTGACCGCGAAGGCACGCCACGGCCTGGTCGAAGTCACGGTCGAGCGCGAAACGTGCGTCCTCGATGATATCGGCATCCGCATGCTGGAGCCGGAGGAAGGTGCCCGGGCGCACGGCTTTGAGCCGGGCGCGCTGCCCGACACCGTCACGATCGACGGCGTCGCGCGCCGCCTGACCAAAACCGAGAAATATCACCTCGTCGGCAATTCCGTGCCGCCGCTGCCGATCCGGCTGCTGGCGGAGCTGAACGTCCGCCGCGAACTGACGGTGGCAGCCGAATGACCTCAGTTCATCTTCGCCCTGAGCTTCGCTTTGGCCTCTTCCCAGCCGGCAATAATCTTGCCGATGTGCTCATGCCGCTCGGGATGCAGCCCTTGAAGGTCCCGAAGGATCGCGATCTCGGCCTCCGCTATGGCGAGTTCGTCGC